CGAAGAACAGGAAGATCCCTCTGGTGAACGGGAAAATCGACCCCGCCCAGGCGGACGAGATTCTCGATGCCACCACACGCCCCAATCCGCGTAAGCCGGCGCCGCCCAACCGAACGACGGTGGTGGTTTCCAGTACCGGACCGGAGGCACTGACCTACGCCGAAGCCCTGGCGCGCCGGACCGCAGCACAGGCAGCACTTGCGGAGATCGACTTGGGAGTGACCCGCGGCGAGCTCGTAAACCGCGCTGAGTTCGAGCGCGAAAGTCAGGCATTCGACATGGCTTTGAGGTCCCGACTGTTGGCTCTGCCGACCAAACTGGCGGTACACCTGGCGAATCAACCCCCGAATAAGGTGTGCGCTCTGCTCGAGCGCGAGGTGCATGAGCTTCTTGCCGAGTTTGCGGAGGCTGCGCAATGACGATGGGCTATCGGGCAGCGCGCTACGTCCCACCTCCCAAGTTAACGGTTTCTGAGTGGGCAGACCAATACCGCTACTTGTCCAACGTGGACGGCTCCGAGCCGGGCAAGTGGCGCACCTCCAGGGCGCCGTACTTGAAGGGCATCATGGACGCCTTCACGGATCCTGACGTCGAGGGCGTGGTGGTGATGTCGTCTTGCCAGATTGGCAAAACGCAATGCCTCAACAACGTCGTCGGGTTCCACATTCATCAAGACCCGTCTTCGATTCTCGTGGTCCAGCCGAGTCAGAATGATGCGGAGGAGTGGTCTAAGGATAGATTCATGCGCGGCATGGTGGAAGTTACACCCGCGCTGCGCGACTTAGTACCCGCCGAACGGAAGAAAGGCGCAAACCAGACGATCGTGCACAAGGAGTTCCCCTCGGGTCAGTTGACCGTAGCGTGGAGTAACAGCCCTTCACGTTTGGCATCGCGCCCCATCCGAATCTGCTTGATGGATGAGGTGGACAAGTACACCACGGACCCAGGTCCACAAGGGGACCCGGTCCAACGCGCCATCAACCGAACGAAACGTTTCTGGAATCGTAAGTGGGGTATGTGGTCGACGCCGACATGGAAGGGCATCTCTGCGATTGACAAAGCATACTTACACTCAGACCAGAGGCGCTTCTACGTGAACTGCCCACACTGCAAAGAGCCCTTTCTGTTCGACTTCTTCCGGAATATCCGCTGGGACAAGGATACCAACGGCGCTCACTTACCCGAGACTGCGCATTGCGTGTGCCTGGCGTGCGGCGCTGTCATCGAGGAGCGCGACAAGGCGGGCATGGTGGAGGCAGGCAAATGGATCCCCGATAACCCGGGCGGCAACGTGGCGGGCTTCCACATCAACGAACTCTATACGACCCTGGGCGCCTCGACCTGGGCGGGCGTAGTCCGAAAGTTCCTAACCGCGAAGGATCACGCCAGCACGCTGCAGAACTTCTATAACGAGACGTTGGGGCTGAGTTGGGAACTTCAAGGCGAAACTATCGAGCATTCCACCCTGTACGAACGGCGCGAGAAATACCGTGCAATGGTGCCCATGCTTGCCCTCGTGCTGACGGCGGGCGTGGATGTTCAGCGGAATAGCATCCTTGTGAAGGTCAAAGGGTGGTCCGAAAACGAGGAGAGTTGGGACATTCTTTGGCTGGAGATATTAGGCGACCCCACGACGGACGAACCCTGGAAAGAGTTAGACACAATCCTCACCGGCGAGTTTGAGCACGAGAGTGGCGCCAGACTCAAGATAGCAGCGACGCTTGTCGATTCAGGCGACCAGACGGAGTTGGTTTATAAGTACTGCCGGGCGCGCTGGCAACACCACATTTACGCCTGCAAGGGGCGCGCTAACTCCCCGGGCAACCCGCTGCCAATTCTGGGCACCCCGCATGAACTCGGAAATGGAGTGCGGCTCTATGTCGTGGGCGTGGACACGGCGAAGGCACTGATTTACCAGCGTCTGCGTCTGGAAACTCCGCATCCGGGTTACTACCACTTCCCCGTGGGCGATGAGTGGGGGGAAGAGTATTTCGCCCAACTTGCGGCTGAGAAGTTGATCGTGAAGCACAAGGATTTCCGTCCGCGAGTGGCCTGGGTGAAAACACGCGACCGCAACGAAGCCCTCGATTGCGACGTGTACTCACTAGCAGCCCTGCGCGTGCGGCGCATCGCGTGGGCGCAGGTCCGACGGAATCTGCAGGAGTGCGCCACTAAACAACTAAGTGCGAGGACATAAATGTTCTACAGAGACAAGGAAACTGGAAAGATACGTCTTGGTAACCCAGAGAAGAAGCCGGCACCAGCACCAGAGCCAGTAATCGCCGGCATGAAAGCCGAGCCGCTGGGCTTGCTGCAGCCCGAGCCTGAGATCCCCACGGGCGACGCGACGGTTCGCTTCTTGAAGGGCGCGGTGGCAAACCAACGATGCTACTCTGCCGGCGACGAAGCAGTATTGCCCGTAGAGGTCGCATTGCTGCTGAAGGCTGACAAGAAGGCGGAAGTTCTGACCCTCTTGCCGCCACGCGAAGCGGAAGATCACCCGTACCGACGTACGGCTATTGCTGAGATCACCGCACGCATGCGCGGGGTCGCCGCAGGAGCGACCGCCGCGGTTGATTGGATCCGGGCGCCGTTGGGCAAAAGGTTCAATCCGTTCCAGTGGTGAAGGGGGTATTGACAGTTTTCCCCGAGTAGATAGACCTTGAAGATGCAGGCGGAAATCTTCCGTATCTGCGCACACACTTTCTAAGTTATAAGCCGGCCATGCCGGCCGGAGGTCTTATATGTTTGAACTGCCAAGTATCCGGGCGCTAAGCGTTCATGAGAAGAAGAACTACTCCTTACAGAACTTAATCAACAGCCAACTCGCCCGCCAGCGCAAGCATCTTGTGGATCCCAGCGGTCCGAAGCCGCCTGCATGTTTGGAAGAGGAAGTCTCGCAGGCGATCGCGTCCGACCTGAAGATGCGTCCCCCGTTGGGTGGCTCGTTCGTGCCGTTGATTATGGGATCACTCGACACCAAGTCGAACCCCGCGGGCGCCTACTCGGTCGCTACTAGATTGGGCGACCTAATCACTTACTTACGAGCCAAGAGCGTGGTCTTGCGCCTTGGGGCGCAGTTACTTGATGGTGTGAACTCTGGTATCGCGCTTCCTGTGCAATCCGCAGGTTCAACCGCCAATTGGGTTACGGAAAATCCGGGCGCCGATGTTGGTCAAACCGATTCGAGCTTTGCGCAGCTTACTCCGCAGCCGCGTACCTTGCAAAGCACCAGTGCTTACAGTCGCCAGATCTTGGCGCAATCCTCAATTGCGATTGAGGAATTTCTGCGGACTGACTTAGCCGCCGCGACCGCCGCCGCCCTAGACCTAGCGGCTTTGGTCGGCACTGGCAGCGCGGGGCAACCGGTGGGCGTCGTCAACGTTGCCGGCGTTAACAACATTGCGGTCGGCGCCAATGGTGGCTCTCCCGCGGTAAGCTTCTTGGTGCAGGTGGAACAGGCGATTAGCGATGGGAACGCGGACATCGCCCCGATCTCTTGGGTGACCAGCCCTGTTATGCGCTCGCGCCTGCGTCAGATCCCGGCGTTCACGGGCTCCAGCCTTCCTGTCTGGCAGACCGACGAAGGGCAGGACGAGTTACTGGGAATGCCCGCGCTGGTCAGCAAGGCTATTCCGTCGACCCTGGTGAAGGGCACCAGCAGCGATTGCAGTTTGATCCTAGCCGGCGCCTTCCAGTCTATGAGCATCGTGCAGTTCGGCGCCTTGGCCATTACGGCGGACGAATACTCGTCCAAGAAACGCGGATTAATCGAGGTGGCGTCGCATTTCATGGGCGATGTCGTGATCAGGCGGCCGGCGAGCTTCGCCTTCATCGCTGACGCGCGGAACATCTAAGTTTGCCACGGCAGCCTGGTTTTCCCCCAGGCTGGAGCGAGGTGGGGGCGTCCCATCCGCCCCCACTCCGAAGTTTCTCCATGACGCCCCGCGATGAGTGGGGTCCTTTCCGGTCGCCCTTGGACGCCGCCACGACTTAGATGTCTGGCGGTCGCCAGGGGTCACACTGGACCGTGATGCCTATCACGGCGCCGCTTTCCGCGTAGGTTGTACCTAAAACAGTCATGACACGTGCAGCGGCATTCAAGATCGTTGACGACTTGGAGAGGCTCTACAGGGATAGTCCCTACCCCGGAAAGAACGAGAACTCCCTGGAGTTTTTTCGGAGACGGTTACGTGAACTTGAGTGCGTTGCGTTCAATTTGGAAACGCGAAAGTTGCTCCGAACGGCTGAAACTTTCTACAGTACGCGCAAGTGGGAACGATGGGGCTACGATCAGGCACGATTGTTCATGTCTCACGATCTAGATCTGGTTCGACGGCGCATCAACGCTGCCCCAGATCAAAGCTTTTGACGGGCACTTTACGTTCTGCAGGGGGATCGCGGAAGTTTAGTGAGTCGCCTGTGGTGTTTTGGGTGCTATTCAAGTACTCTGCGTTTAGCAGGAGGAACCCACACCGAAATGGCGAAGACCCCGCGCGTTCCGGCCGTCCCAACACCTCACAAACCAGCTATTTCGCCTGACTTGGCGCTCAGAAAACTGCGGAGGCTCTTTGAGGAGACTCCTGAGATACGCGCAGGCGGCCGCAAGTCTCCTGCATTTTCGACTTGGGAAGGAAATATTAAGATTGCTCTTTCTGAGTTCTATGGCGAGACTTCTCTTGCTTTCAAAGCATTCGACAGGATCTGGTTTACACCGGGCGTGTACTATCAAGGGCAGCCGGAGTCCGAATTCGTGGAGGCATTCAATTCCGGCATGGATAAGGCGACCGGGTTCCTCGAGGCGAGGATCAACGACCTACGCGAGAACATCGAGCTCGCGGAGCCTGCTTCATTGTTCATTGCTGATCCACACGGTCACAGGGTCTTTCTAGTACACGGCCACGATCATGGAATCAAGGAAACGGTGGCGAGATTCCTAGTCAAGTTGGAGTTGGATCCGGTCATCCTGCACGAACAACCGGATCAAGGCCAAACCATAGTCGAGAAATTTGAGACCCACGCAGCAGGTGTACAGTGTGCGGTGGTGATCCTCACTGGTGACGACATCGCTTATTCGAAAGCAACTCCGGCGGAAAAAGAGTCTAGAGCCCGTCAGAATGTCATTCTGGAGCTTGGATTTTTTATTGGGAGACTGGGCAGAGACCGCACGTTTGCACTCGTTGAAAAGGACGTCGCTCTGCCTTCTGACATCCATGGAGTTATCTACATCCCCTTAGACGACGGAGCGTGGCAATTGCGCCTTGTGAAAGAACTCAAGGCGGTAGGCCTTCAGGTAGATGCAAATCGTGCACTTTGACTAGAAAACCATCGGGACCTGACCCCGCAGGCCAATTCAAAAGGCTAGGGCAGGTCTTTCATCGCCTTACGTGCGCTTATCCGGCCCTTGCGCTTTTCGGTCTTTAAATCGTCAATCAGCCCTTTGAATGCCTTCTGGTACGCATCGTGTTTCTTCCAGTGGCTGAAATCGGGAATGAAATATTCCCGAATCTCGCGCGCGGAGTCCTTTCCGGTATCGGCGTCGAAACACTCCCATTCGCGCAAGGTCTCGAAGGGGACGATACGGATCGGGAACAGTACACGCCGCTTGTCTCGTATCTCACGCTTCCGGGCCTTGGCGATCTCAGTCTGGACCCACTCGCTTTGCATACTGGCGGAGGAGAGGATAAGAAGCAGCTTGTCATACAGGCGGATGGCTTCGTGTATCTGTTCGTGAATTTTCTTGCCTGCCCGGACATCGTGCCGGGCAAACCAGCAGCGCACGTTGTTGTTCTGAAGGTCGGCGTAGAGGCGGTCGGCAAAGGCTTGGTCTTTAGTGGAGTGACTGATGAAACAAGAGTAGAACTCGATGGGATTTGCAACAAGGGATTGCGCATAATTGATTAAGTTGTCGGGAACGCCAGCACCGCGAAGGAATGCTTCTGGGATTTTCCTTTGCGTTCGATAGATGACATCGAGACCTATTATTGAAGGGCCTTCATGGGATACGGTCTCAAGTCCCCTAACACCGTAGAGGTCGAGGTCTGCAAATGTCGTACCGTTAACATGGGCACTGATGAAGTCTGCACCCGTGAGGTTTGCCCCATTGAGGTTCGCCCAAGTCAAATCGGCAAAAGAAAGATCCGCTCGTCTGAGATCCGCCCCACGGAAGACCGCTCCGGTGAGGTCTGCTCCGCTAAGATTGACGTCCTTTAGGCTTGCGAAAGAGAAATCTGCATAGGGAAGATCGGCCTCGCTCAGGTCCGCTTCGTCAAGCGTGGCACCTGCGAGAAATGTAAAGCCGAGGCTTGCCTTAACGAGATTTGCCGCACGAAGGTCCGCGTCGTTGAGCTTCGCCTTGCCAAGGTCCGCGAGACTGAGGTTCACCTTGCGAAGGTTGGCACCACTGAGACCCGCGTCAATGAGACTTGCGTGCCTTAGGTCGGGAGTTACTTTAGGATGCGCTTTCCTCCATTCATTCCAGGCTTCTACACCTTCCTTGAGCTTCTCGACATGTTCGGGGTTCGCCATGGCGGAGTTTCCTTAACCTGGTCGCCCATCTTAATCGAAACTTGCTGTAGGGCACTGACCGTAACGGGGTGGTTACGAGAGTCGGAACGATGGACGACGATGGGGACGTGGTAGTCATCGAGGGGCGCGACAAGGCCGCCGTGGTAGCAGGCTCAAACGGCCAGTTGGGTTACAAAGAAGGGAAAATATATCGTAACATGATATATCGGGTATGGTTTAGTGGAGTTCCTCCAGTGTGCCAATTTTGTGCCAATTCCACTTGAAGCGTTTCGGTAACTCGTTGAAAACACTTGTCAGTGCTTGCCACTGCCCCGTGCCGGGAAATTCTAGTTAAATGGTTGTGTTTTCAGTCGCTTGCCCAAGTTGGCTGAGGAATCCAGAGTCAGCTGTCCTACCATTGAACGAGGGGGCAGAAGCAAGTTGGATGGATGGCAAGACCTGCTTACCCTTCTGATTCTATGGGTTTCGCACGGTTCGGTCAATGATTGCGCCCCGGTCTGG